TGAAAGCAATAGGCGAGGCAATCAAGGCAGATATAGAGAGTAAGAAGTCTATTTTTTCTGGTGCTGTGACTAAGTTAAAGTTTAGAGCAAGAAACGAGATGGGTAACTTTCTTGGTAAGGTAAATAAGACTGCGCAAGAGGATGCTGGTGTGCAGTTATATATCTGGAAGACTGCTGGTGATGAGAGAGTTAGAGCAACGCATAACGCTCTAGGCGACCAAGTTTTTAGTTGGAGTGGTAGCCCTGTGACCGTGACTGACGTAAATGGTGTTACTAAGACGGTGTCTGGTGCTATAGACCCTTCTTATTCGCCAGTAGCTACGAGGCCTTCTCAGCCTTGGAATTGTAGATGTCAGGCTATACCGTTTAATCCTGATAAGGATGCATGGCCTTGATAAGTGTAAGATGGTGTTATAATATTGTTTTAAATATTAATCATAGGGCTAATTAATGCACAATATAGATTATATAGCTTTAGACAAAGAGCCTGCAACCGAGTTGCATGATAATGGTTTTTTAAGTCTTGAAGCTCTTTTAACGAGAACTGGAATCTTTGTTTACACTAGGGTTGCTCCTGATGGCACCGTTGAAGTTGTTAGGCAGCTAAGACCTGAGGATGAGGTGTTTTCTGAGAAGGCCTTAAATACTCAAGTTGGTTTACCTATTACCAATGAGCACCCTGAGGATTTTGTTTCGATAGAGAACGCTGCAAATTATGTGGTGGGTATGACATCGAACGAGCCTAAGAAAATTATGCTAGATAATAACCCTGAAAGCTTTGTTAAGCAAAAATGCACATTTACTGATGCTAAGGCTATCGGTCTTATTAAGAGTGGTAGCAAGCGTGAGTTATCTTTAGGTTATACGTGCGAGTTAGAAAAAGCTGAAGATGGTGCGACATACAACGGTCAAGCATATGACTATATCCAAAGAAATATAAAATATAATCATTTATCATTGGTTGATCGTGGTAGAGCTGGTGCTAATTGTCGTGTTATCCTAGATGGTGCTGATATTCATAATGATGAGTTAGTCAATTGCGACGGCTTATCTTTTGATAAAACTTTTCAATTATTGGAGAAAGAATCAATGACTAAAGTATTTGTCGCAAATGACAAAAAGCTTGAAGTTAATGATGAAGTTTTCGCTGTACTTGATAGCCAAAAAAATGAGCTAGAAAAGTCTGAGAAATCTGTATCAGAGCTTAACAAGCTAGTTGATGGTCTTAAAGGCGAGTTAGATGCTATGAAAGCAAATAACAAAGTCAAAGACTCTGAAGACGAAAAGGCTGCTGAGTTAAAGAAGTTTAACGATGCTGTCGAAGCGAGACTAAATGTTATCGAGAAGGCTAAAAAGGTATTGAAAGATGCTGAGCTTTTAAAGATGACAGATAGTGAAATTAAAGTAGCTGCTATCAACGCAGTAAATAAAGAGCTTAATCTAGACGGTAAGTCTGAAGAATATGTTAACGCATGTTTTGACATTACTTTAGACTCTTACAAAGAGCCTAAGAAGGAAGCTGACCTAGGTAAGAAGATTACTGCTAACACTGATGCTGTTGATTACGTTGAAGCTGCTTGGAAAAGAGCGCAGAACCAATGGAAAGGAAACTAATAGATGCCACAACTAAGTTATGAAAAAGAGCCGAAGAAAGCTCTCAAAGGTATGAAATGCGAGCCATTTAGCTTTGGACAGGTTGACTCTCACGTCTGTCAAGAAGAAGTTAAGTTTGGTTTTGGTGTAATATATGCTGCTACTCCTACAGTTGGTAGTAAGTTTACTGAAGTCGAGCCTATGGACACAGACGGTGTTGCTATGGGTGTTGCTGTTTCTTCTCAGCCTCAAGAGCAAGATGCTTATAGTGAAGTTGTAGAAGCTAGTTATAAAGCTAAAAGAACTGGTGCTATCATGGTAGCTGGTAGAGTTTGGATGGAAGCGTCTGAAGCTTTAGCTGTTGGCGATGAAGTGCAAGTTGAAGCTGCTGGCACAGTAAAAGCTGGAGCAATGGCTGCTGGATCATACTTTATTGCATTAGCAAGATCTGTAGCTGAGGCTGCTGGTGATCTAGTTGAAGTAGAACTAATACCAACAATTGTTAAAGCTTAAGGAGTATAGCATGACAACTTATAAGAATCTTGATGCTGATCAAGGCCTATTTTTCGAGCATGAGCTAGAAAACATTAAGAAAAAAACATATGAAATCCAGTACCCACAAATTATGGCACGTACTGTATTCCCAGCGGCTGCTGAACTAAGTCATCCTGGCTCACAGTCAGTAACATATGAAATGTATGACCAAGTTGGCGCAGCAAAGCTATTACATAGTTATGCCGAAGACATTCCACAAGTAGAAGTTAAAGGTAACAGATATACTAGACAAGTATACGCTGGTTCTCTTTCTCACTCTTATTCAGTAGATGATATCGACGCTGCTAGCATGAGTGGAAAGCCAATGAGTTCTATGAAGGCTGCTGCTGTAAGACGTGGACTACTTCAACTAGAAAGTAACCTAGCTTTCTATGGTGATCCTGCTACAGACATCCCTAGCTTTATTAATAACCCTACTTTTAACGCTGAAGATGCTACTGCTCAATGGGAAAACGCTACGGCAGAGCAGATTATTGACGACATGATTTCTATGCAAGAGTCTATCGTTGATAACTCTAATGGTGTTGAGATTCCAGACACTTTAATACTACCTACAAAGCAGTATTCTCGTCTTAAGACAATGCCACGCTCTACAACTTCTGATACTTCTGTATTAGATTACTTTGTACAGCAGTCGCCATACATTACAACTGTAATGCCAGTGCATGAGCTAAAAGACAGTTTAGACACTGCTGTAAACGGCTCTAAAGATTGTGCAATTATGTATACTCGTTCACCAGACAAGCTATGGTTAGAAGTTGTTAAGGATGTAACTTTCCTTCCAGCTCAAGAGCATGGCCTTATGTTAAAAGTACCAGCATACAACAAAACTGCGGGTGTAATCGTACCTTTCCCTAAAGCTATCTGTGTACTATCAGGTATCTAATAGGAAATTGTATCTACTTTTAGGCCTAGCTAGACTTATCTAGCTGGGCTTTTTAACCAAGGGATTTTATATATGTTAAGAGTTGAACTTACACAGCCAAGATCAATGGGACTTGGAAGAAATAGCACTAGAGTAATGCTCCAAACTGGTATGAATATTGTTGATGAAAAAGTTTGGGAAGAACTAAATAAGACATCTTTTGGTGGTATAATAAAGGATAGAGTGAAGCAAGGTATTCTCAAGGTTCATAAATCTAAGGGTACTAAGCTTTCTAAAAAAATCATCGAGTCTACATACTTGGTATCAGACTTAAAGGAAATGAAATCGAAGACAAAGAGCGCATCAATGCTTTCTTTGATTGATAAGCAGCTAAGTCTGTTGACTGACTTTGGTGACAAAGAAAAGGAAGACTTGGCTATATAAGGAGTTTATATGGCATTTGAGGACTGCACAAAAGAGTATGTTGATATAATAACGCACAACAAATATGCAAGCCTAACGAGTGATAATGCGTCTTTCGAGGCTATAAAGAATGTTTATGATGTTTATTTATGTACTAATACGGGTTTTCTGCCTGATGTTAAATACACGCATGCTCTAGCTCTGCTAGTTGCTCATTACTACGCTATGGGTAGCATTATTAATCCTTCTGGCGAGGATGATGGTGGCGGAAGTGGTGGCGGTAATGATACTGGTGAGATAGGTGCTGTCATCAGTCAGAAGGTCGGTGATGTAGAGGTTCGTTATGCTGATACTAATTCTAGTTCTAATAGCTCCAATTCTGGTAGTGGGGGCGGAAGCGGCGAGTACGATAGGACTGCTTGGCTTAAGCTCACCGTATACGGTAAAGAGTATTTAAAGCTTATGCGTTCATTTAGAAGTGCGGCTTTTGTATTATGAGTTTGCCTAGCGTTGGTTTCGTAAAAACCATTCAAATAATAAAGAAGACAGGTGGTGAGTATGTTGACGGCAGATATGTTGAAGGATCTTTTGTAGAAACTAATATTTCTGCTAATGTTCAGCGACTTACAATGCGTGAGAGAGAGCTTTTATCTTCTGGATATCAATCTCATGAAACTTATAAAATATACCTAGATCCTCAAGCTATAGCATTAATCAAGGAAGATTTTGCCTCAGTAGAGGAGGCTGATAGTTTTAGAATTGATGGTGATATTTTTGACCAGATAGCATCTGAAGAGTGGTATCAATTTATACCGCATTGGAAGATAACAGTGGTTAAGCGTGAGGAAAACTATGCTTAATTTAAAAAAGCGTATTTTCCCTAAAAACCCAAAAGACTTTAAGGAGGCTGCCGAAGCTTTTAGGCAGCTATCTCTTGCCTTTTTAGAGGTTTCAAAAGTTGAATTGCATGTAGGTGTGTTAGACGGTCATGAGCAAGCAGGCTCAGACCATGCTAGCGACCCTAAAAAAAGAGAGCGTATTTTAGGTGGTGTGCCTATAACAGATTACAGCTTTAAAATAACTCTTGGTGAGGTTTCTTTTATACATGAGTTAGGTTACTCACCACGAAACATACCTAGAAGAAGTTTCTTAGAATCTACATTACAAGACTTCGGGCCAACACTTGAAAAGAAGGCTCAGCGTATTCTGATGAGACAAATAGATAATGGTGTAGTGAGTTTTGGCCATATACTTGAGTATATGGGTAAAGAGATGCAAAAAGAAATTAAGCGAAAGTTTGATGTAAACAATTGGCCTCCTCTAAAAGATCCTACAAGACAAGGAAGAACTTCTAACGGATTACCTTTAAAAGACACCTTACAACTAAAAAACTCAATAACTTGGAACTTAGTATATAATAGTAAGGAAAAAGCTTTATTTAGCAGGAGTTTTAACTTATGACGATGAATATTAAGGATACTATAGAGCCAGTGTTGAGGGCTGCTATAGTTTATGCGTCTGGTCTTAGTGAGGATAGTGTAATCTTTCACTATCCTAATGCTCCTAGGCCTGAGCTTCCTTATGCAGATATACAGTACACTAGAACAAGTAAGCCTATAAATGATTGGTATGATTTCGATTCAGCGACTCTTTTAACGGAGTGGTACGGTACTAGGGAATTAGACTATATGGTCAATGTCTATGGTACTGGTGCAAGGCATATAGCCAGTGCTATGGAGGCGAAACTTTTATTACAGTCTACTAGAGAGCAGATGAGGCAAGCTGCACCCATATCCATATTAGATATTGATGTGGTAGACTTATCTACAGTCTTAAACAACAGCTCATGGGAAGAGCGTTGTATGGTTAAGATAAAATTAAACGCTTACATTGAAGATGGTAGCACAACTGAAGACCTTGGATACTTCGATCAGGTTGATGTAACATGGTCAAATGAACCTTAATTTATGGAGTAATTTTTATGCCTAGTATTAATGAAATCGTACAGGTGCAGATTTCTGTATCTTCTTCGGCTTTGACCAGAAAAGGATTTAACAGTTTGATGATCGGTGCTTCTCAAGTGGATCTACCTTCGTTTGCTGTTGGTGAGGTGAGGCCTTACACAAGCTTAAAGCAAATGCAGGAAGACAACGATGTAGACGCAACAAAGCCAGCATATAAAATGGCTTCAATTGCGTTTTCTCAACAGCCAGCCGTTCCAACAGTTTATCTTGGTTGCTTAGCTGCTGATGACACATCTTTGTCTGGTGGCGAGGTTGCAGCACTTAGACAAGATAACGATGACTGGTTTGGTTATGTTTCAACATTTAATAATCCTGCTGACATAGCTCTACAAGAAGCGGATATGGGAAAAGATAAGTATGGCTTCTATCTTGTAGAGGGCGCTACTAGCGGTCTTACAGGTTACAATACTCTTACAGCTTACAGCTCTTTGTGGCACACGAAGTCTACTGACGCTGATGCAAAATATGTAAATGTAGGTATAGCTTCTAGAATTTTATCAAGGATTCCAGGCTCTTACACTGCTGCCTTTAAATCTTTACAAGGTGTGGAGCTTTCTAAATATACAGCTCAAGAAGAGCTAGAGTTAAGGCCTACTGGCGCATCCCCTTCACACAGGATTAATCAATATTCTTCTACTGCTGGTAGGGGTATTACTTGGGAAGGTGTTACTGCTGATGTTGCTACTAAAGGTTATATTGATACTTATATTGGTGTTGCTTATCTACAGGCTAGAATAACTGAAGATGTTTTTGCTGTCTTGGCTGCTGTTGATAAAGTACCTTACACAAACGCTGGTGTAAGTATGATTACATCACCAATTGAAGCAAGGCTTTCACAGTCTGTATCAGAGGGTTTCCTGAAGGGTGTTCCAGCTCCTATTGTTACTGCTCCTGAAGTTTTCGATATAACTGCTGCTGATAGAGCTAACAGATTATTACCAGACGTTAAGTTTGAAGCATTTACGGCGGGCGCAGTTCATTCAGTCAAGATAGACGGTACATTAATTATATAGAACACCATTAAGGAGGAAAAATAATGGGATTAAGAACGTATGATCCAAAAGACACTACTATTACTTTTGGGCCAATAATATTACAGGGATTTGCAGAGGAAAAAGTAACTATCTCTTACCAAGACGACTCCTACGATCTAGCTATAGGTTGTGATGGTGAAGCTACTAGAGTACGTAAGAATAATAACTCTGCTACTATTACTGTAACTCTGCAACAGTCATCACCAACGAATGACAAGCTTTCTATTGTGTCTTTG